GAGTTGTAAGAATAACGATACGGTTTTTAGAGAGAAGATAAAGGATGGGACTATAATGAAAAAAGGAAGAGATTCGGTTTATTCTGATACTGGAAAATATTGTCTTATTGAATACTCGAAGACTTATTGTAAGCCTTGTTATCGTGAATATGTCGATGATGAGTATGATAGATGTTTTAATTGTGGAATTGAATGTGAATGGGACCGTTACGATTATATTACAATGTGTTATGATTGTAAGTTATGGGGGTAAGTTACTGTTGAAATAGAAGAGAAATTGTAGTTTATATTTTATATACGAAAACGTATATAACATATGATAAGGGAGAGGATAATGTTTAAAGTACTGGGAAACCAAGAGCACCACCAGAAACTCTGATGATGTTGTTGTTGATAACAGTTACGATAAAGTCGTATGATTGAGGGAAAGGATTGAAACGAAGGTCACCTGTTGTTCCTAGGGCCAAGGCAGCGGCTACTGAAGCTTGAGCAGCGGCTGATGCTTCGGGACGGATAGAGACGTTTGTCAATTTACCGTAGTTAGTAGAACCCATTGGGTCAAGGCAGTAGAAGTCAAGAGAATAGGAGTAGCAATGAAGACCAGTTTTCTCAGGAATAGAAGGAGCGTGATACCAAGGATTGACAAGTGAGAAGTAATCAGAACCCATCTGTGACAAACGAGCAGTATTCTCGTACACGAGAGATGTTTGAGCAATGGGGTCATAACCTTGGTCTTGTCTGACTGACCAAGCACCAGCAGACAATGATTGAGGAGAAGCAGTACCATAAATAGACCATTCACCAGCGAATGTTCTGTTTCTTGCTGCAAAGAACAAAGCTTTGATGGCATGCGAGAAACGAATATCGTAACTGGGCTGGTTGTTTGTAACAGGAGCGAATGTTTGACGAGGAGCGGTTTGGACTTGTTCAATGAGGATATCACGAGGAGCACAGGCCATTCTCTTTCTTTCATCGTTGGAGACGATGGCATAGTTAGCCCATACACCAACATTTGAGAGTACTGGTGCGGTTGCAATGGGGAAAGCTGCGCCTGAACCAACGTGGGTGCTGACTGAAGGCTGGACTCTCTTATCAACAAGAGCACCAGCTGAGGGATTTTCAAGAATCAAAAGTTCAGTCCAGTCACGGAAAGAAAAGTTAATTCTCATTTCATTGTAAGGAAGAGCGGCGGTTGGGAGAGCTACACCGCTATCACGAGTATAGAAGAGGGGAATAGGAAGATTCAAAGTGGCTGCGGGAAGACCAGTTGCAGAAGCACCGAGAGCAGGCGCTCCACCTGGATTAGTTGGTAGAGTAAGAGTTGACACATTACCAATCATATTGTTATATCCTACTTGTTTGTTGGCTGGAACAGTGAACGCAGCCCAGAAGTCAAGATGGTAGTTATCAAAACGAGCGGCAACCAAATCATTAAAGGTAATGTTACACTCTCTGATAAGATTGTGCATCAAGTTAGCAGACCATCTAACCAACAATGATGATCCTGAAGGAGCATATGCTGAATTACCAACAGCAGGAAAGGTAACTCTCAACCAAGTATGAAGCAAATAATCACCAGCACGTGAAACGCTGACAGACCAATCTTGGCCGAATTGAGGAGTTCCAGAAGAGTTGGAAAGTACTACTGGAACTTGGGTAAACCAAGTTGATTTTCTAGTTTCGCGAACGAAATAAGCTGTAGCTTCGAGAGTACCGTAAAGGTATCTTTCAATTTCATCAAAGGTAGCAAGGTCGATAAAACCAGAAGTAAGGTTTGAAGTTGTCAAGGACATTTTATTATATACAAGATATTATTTTTAAATAAAAATTTATTTAAAAAAAATAATGGGCTTAAATGAAAAGATAAAAAAAGAAATATGTGTTCTAACGATATAGATATACTGGTCATAGACGACAATATAAGGAGACAGTTCGAGCGAGATTACAATGAAATACCTATATACCAAGACAGGTTGAATGGCATACTAAAGATACTGGAAACACCCAACTTAAATATAAGATTAAGAGAAATCTTATTGACCAATAGAGACCAAGTTGTCAATAAGATTCATAATTTAGAGATTAAAAGAGATTATAATTTCTATCTATTTGAAACATTGTCTATCATTGAAACTTACAAGGAGATTCTGAAGATACCTCTAAAATTGACCTTTATTGGCAAGCCTAAAAAGAGTAACGATGAAAAGAAAAACCTAATAGCACGATACTTATCTGTTGCTAGGAACTACTACGATATAAGCAATGTCGAAAACAAGGAAGATGAAAAAACATCTTTTTCAATATCATGTTCGAACTGTGAAAATGTAAATAGTAATCTATTCGATATTATCGATAATAATATCTACATTTGTAACGTCTGTTTTAATCAGCAAATTGTCATCAAATATAATTCATCTTATAATGATATCGACAGGGTGAATATAGCTTCTAAGTATATCTATATACGAAAGGTTCACTTTAGAGATTGTATTAATCAATATCAAGCCAAACAGAATAATACTGTTCATCCTGATGTATATAGAGATTTGGAAAGAGAGTTTTTCCAACATCATCTTCTATTAGGTGATGAGAATACTCCAAAAGAGATTCGATTTTCAAGGGTAACCAAAAAGCATATTCACATATTTCTGAAAGAGCTTAACTATTCAAGTCATTATGAGAACATAAATCTAATTCATTATGTTATGACAGGAGTAAAGTCAGTTGATATAAGTCATTTAGAAGAGCAACTACTAGATGATTTCAATGTTCTAACTGAGTTATATAGCACAATTAAGCATATCAAAAGGAAAAGTTTTATTAACTCACAGCACGTTCTGTATCAGCTTCTTCGTAGACATAAATTCCCTTGTAATAAGGATGATTTTATAGTATTAAAAACAACTGATAGGAAGTGTTTCCACGATGAGATAACAAAAGAGTTGTTTGAGACTTTAGGGTGGAACAGTGAACCATATTTTTGAATTACAATTCAGTTTGATTTGTAATTTTACTTATTTCTAATTGAAACTGTATAACAATTTAAATTAGAACAAAAGCATCGTCGAATATTTTTTTACAATAGGGAGATATTTGTAGATATAATGAATTCCAATTAATTCGCGGTCTCCTTCCTTGCTTACGTTGGTCGTCAAATGTTTGTGTCTTATTAACCTTTATATTTTTCCATTCATCAGACACATATTTAAGTTCAACTCGATAAACAATATATCTAGCGTCAAGAAAGTATATTTCATCCCATTCAGAAGAAGGAGTAAACGATATTGGTCCATCTGATGTAAAACATTTACACTCTAATTTACCTCTTACTTTTGATAAGAGGTCTCCATTTTAATTATTAATCAATAAAGGAACTAATCGATTAGCTATTAAACTAACAATTGGAACTGATACTGCATTTCCAGCTAATTTATATAGATTCATATCTGATAATCCAGATAAATTATAAGTTGATGGAAACCCCTGAAAGTTAAAACATTCTCTTGGAGTTAACTTTCGAATTCCTTTATTATCTCTAACTATAGGAACGTTATGTCCACCAGAACCCATATTTGCAGTTAGAGTCGGGCATTCATTACTCTTATTTTCTCGAACATATACACGTCGATATTGATATACAGTACCTATTTTAATATCTGCATTCGATAGTAGTTCCCAAGTACTAGAACTGTTGGTATAGTAATATTTGTTTTGAATATTCTCTTCCAAAAATTCAGTTATTTTCTTTTTCTTTTTCTGTTCAAATTCAATACTGAACTTATTAAATACATCTTTTGATTTAATACATACTATGTATATCCTTTCTCTATTCTGTGGAATTCCAGTCAATTGTGATGTGTTCAAAATACGATAGCATACTGAATATCCTCTTGATTCTAGATTTTCTAATATTGTTTTAAACGTATTTCCATTATCGTGAGATACTAAATTCTTTACATTTTCCAATATGATACAGGCTGGTTTATGATGTTCTATAATAGATAATATCTTCCAAAATACATTTGACCTTTCATCGTTAAATCCTTCTTGATTACCAGCTATAGAGAACGGTTGGCATGGAAATCCACCGACAAGAATATCGTGACTTGGAATCATATTGTTTTCAATATCATTTAAATTAGCGCATGTTAATTGATGTCCGAAGTTATTATTATATATAGTTTCTGAATGTTTACTCATATCATTTGCAAATACAACATCAACTAATCCTGTATTCTCAAACGCATATGTGAATGCTCCTGTTCCTGAAAATAAATCAATCATTTTCAATTTAGCCTCTTGTTTAGCCTCTTTTGAATGTCTCCCACATACTCTTTTCCCATCACTCCTTACTAATTTAACCTTATATTTACATTTTAATCCCGTAGATTTAACATATTCTTCGCAAATAAGTATTGTTGTCATTTAATTATCCAACTAAGTTATTATTTAAATTCAATTTCATATTGTAATTTAAGGCTGAATCAAATAGTATTAAAATTAATAATGTGTGGAATTTTAACTATACTTTGCGAAAATGAACAAAACCAGCTTGATATGGTAATGAAAAGTTATGATATGTTGAGTAATCGAGGACCCGATTGTGGTACCTTGATTATGAATAGACAAATGATTCTTGGATTTCGTAGGTTAACTATTAACGATATGACTACAAAGGGCAATCAACCTTTTCGAGATGGAAATATCAGATTACTTTGTAATGGAGAAATTTATAATCATCGTGAGCTCGAAGAGACTTACGGTTTGCAATGCGAATCAAAAAGTGATTGTGAATGTATATTACATCTATATAAGATGTTCGGTTTCACAAGAACAATTGAACTATTAAATGGAGATTTTGCAATTGTATTAATTGATGGTGAAAGAGTGTATTTTGCGCGAGATTGTATTGGTGTCAGGCCTCTTTTCTACGGATTTACTAATGATAACAATTTTGCTGTTGCTTCATATGCAAGAGCGCTTACTGGTTTCTGTAAAGAAGTCGTTCATTTTCATCCTGGAATTGGAGAGTATTATAAAGGAAATATTGTAACAGAAACATATGCAGATATGTTTAATAATATTTCACCTTGCTTTTTGAATGTAAATGAAATACGTAAAACAATATATGAAACTTTAACAGAAGCAACAAAATTAAGATTAATGTCGGAAAGACCAGTTGCTTGTTTATTGTCAGGAGGATTGGATAGTTCTGTTATTGTCAGTATCCTGTGTAAACTGATAGGACCTCAAAATGTCCGAACCTATTCAATTGGAATGGAAGGTTCAATTGATTTAAGATATGCAAAAGAGGTTTCTAATTTCTTGGGGACAGTTCATACGGAAGTGTTATTTACTCCAGAAGAAGGGATTGCTTGTATTCCAGAAGTGATTAGAGATATCGAAAGTTATGATATTACTACTATTCGTGCTAGTGTTGGAATGTGGATGTTAGCACGATATATTAGTAAGAATAGTACTGATATTGTAATATTGTCAGGTGAAGGTTCAGATGAGTTATTTTGTGGGTATCTCTATTTTCATTATGCGCCGTCTGCAGAAGAGTTGGAAAAGGAGAGTTTTCGTTTGGTTGATAGGCTGTATGAGTATGATGCATTACGAGCTGATAGATGTGTATCATCTCATGGTCTTGAATTGAGAGTACCCTTCTTGGATAAGAATATGGTGAAACTATGTTTATCAATTCCTGGAGACATTAAATCCCCACAACAAAAGATGGAAAAGCACGTTTTAAGAACGTCATTTGTAGATTCATTTCTCCCTGATAATGTGTTATGGAGACGAAAGGATGGCATGTCTGATGGAGTTTCTGGTCTTGATAAGAAATGGTATCAGCATATTCAGGAGTATGTCGATACCATTATCACAAATGATGAATATGAACCATATAGGAATCGGTTTCCAAGCAAGGAAGCTTATTACTACAAAAAGGTATATGATGAACAGTTTCCAACCTATCAACCAGTATATGAGTACTGGTTACCAAGGTGGGTTGAACATGGAGGTGACCCGTCTGGTCGAATTCTAACGGTCTTTAATGAATAATTGAAATATGTGGTTTTGAATTTAAAATCAAATTCAAAATCTGATAAATGATATCTCTTCTTTCTGTTTGTAGTAATATATTTGAATTTGTTTTTTTAATATTTACTATATATAAATGGAAACATATGAATATGAAGAAAATAATATGGAAACAAATGAATATGAAGAAAATAATATGGAAACATATGAAGAAAATATGGAAAATCCATATGAAGAAAATATGGAAAATCAATACGAAGAAAATAATATGGAAACATATCAATATCAACAAAATAATATGGAACAAGGCATGAGAAATTACCAGAATTACTGCAATAGTGTTCGACCTGAGAGAACTCAGTTCGATAAAAACATGCAAAATATGTGGTGTCCTAGTTGTTGTGGACCTACCGGACCTACTGGTCCTACCGGACCTACCGGACCTACTGGTCCTACTGGACCTAATGGTAGAAATGGTAGATATGAAGGACTTAATACTGCTAGATACAGTTCTGCGGTTGAAGAATTGGATTTCCGTGGTAATGTTAAGGTCGCAGGTGTAAATTAAGAATCTAATAAATTAAATTGTTTTGCAATTTAATTTATCCAAAAGTATTTTCGCTCGAGATGTAAGAATACAAAAACATATCTTTATCTTTGAATCTATCATATATAATACTCATTGGTTCTGAAGTTGGAGGTAGTTGATTATCGAAGAATATAAAAATAGCTCGTTCTGAGTTCAATTTCATCCTTTTTCTCAGTATATAAATGAATTGTCCTACACTCAGTTCTTGAGGTACTAAATACTTACTTTTATCAAGAGGAGGAATACTAAGCCTAGATGAAGGATGAATTTCAACTATAACCGGTATTCTAGATGTAAACTTATTCATTATGTTTTGAGCTTGTTGTAATCTGATTTCGAAAGTATGCTTTTTTTTAAATTCGTGCAAATCTTTATTCATTTATTATAGATGAATAAACAATTATTTTACCATTGATATAGATACTAATAATATATTTAAATACACTCATACTCAACCGTATGCTTTATCAAATATAACACATATCAGTTCATAATTCATGGGAGAAAATGATAAAGCATAGAATTCTAACTCTATAGCGATAAATTCAGTTTACAAAAGATTTATGATACAATTCAAAAATTAAACTGTAAAATGATTTTTGTCTAAATAAGTTTGAATTTAGGTTTATTTTTAATAGTAAAATAATAACTAAGAGAAATGATTCCTCCTACCAAAGAAACGACTCCGACTTCCATCAAAAGATTGTTATTCATTTATATAATTTGAATTTAATTAAATTCAAATTTGAACTGATTTTAATTAGAAGAAACCAATTGAACGATATTTTCTTCTACCCTTTGAACATCGGCACCCATAATAGTATCTACAAGATTTCCATTAAGATAGAAGTGAAAGCAAGGTACTGCTTGTGGTTTCACTTTAAGTCTTTGATTTGGTAAACTGAGTTCGGCGTTCTCTTTAACAATACAGCAAACACCCTCTCGGTGATATTTGTTGTATAGTTCATTCAAAGGACCAATAATCATTTTACAAGGTCCACACCAACTTGCATAGTTATCAACTACGACTACTTTGTAGTTATTCAAATATTTTTCACGGTCGGCATTTGAAGTGATTTCAGGTAGAATAGAAGTTTCTACCTTTTGCTCGGGGGGAGCGAGAGTTCTTAATGTAGCGTAAGACATTTTATTTAACGACTATATAGAAATCTTTAAATGCAATATAAAATTATATTGCATTTATTATTTGATTCAAAATATGCTCCTACAACTACAACCACCTCCTCCGTTAACACCGCTAACCTGTCCTACTTGACCTTTATATACAGCACCATTCTCAACGCCGTTATTTACAGCGCCATTCGGTATAATGGCAGAACCATATAATACATTTTTACCATCACCGATGTAGTCTTTCCATTCAGGAAGAGACATAGTAACTTTAGGTTCATATCCCTCTGTAATTTCAGGTTCAAAAGGTTTACATGTCCAAGTATTTTTTAGAATAGAATAATTCATTTATTAATAAGAATATTAATAATAATCGTCTATAGTATGCATTCATAATTGGTTGTCAGTCTTGAAAATATAAAATGTAAATACCATTCAACTTTATTGGTAAAGAAATTAGGATATGATTATTCTAAATCAAACGATAATAAATTATTTTATTATAGTTTAAAATTCATCTGTATCTGGAAAGAAGTTGGGAGGTCGATTATCTCCAAAGATAAACAAGCCTGATTTATAGTATGAAGTACCACAGTTCCATCCTGAATTCCTTACATCTTGAAGGATACGTGTAACATATCTATCTGTATCAACTTGTTTCCGTAAGTTGTACTTCTTGAAGAAAGCACCCATGTCAAAGTAATCATTTTCGTCAAAGTTTCGAACCATAAGGAACTTGTAAATCTTACGCTTTAAGGTTTCATAGATAAATTCTTCTCGGTCTTGAGGTGTAACTCGGTCTCGTTGGAATTGCATTTATAACTACTGTATTATTTTTTAAGTTTTATTTGTTTGTATAATATAAAATGGAATCCAAAAGTGATATTGATATACTGGCTAGGATTAAAAGAAGAGGGGAAGTTGAATTGATTAATCTTTTATCAACTCCAGTGAAAAACAAATTGATTAGTGTTTCTGATTATGCAGTTCAACACAATATTGGAAATAAACAATTGTCGATGAATATCTTGAATAATTTAAGTCTTGAAGATATCTATCTAAATGTAAAACAAAGGAGAAATCTGGCTCTAAATTTATCAAAAAGCCTTAAGGTAATTAAGAAGGCAGAAGAGGGAAAGCAATGTAAAGATGTATTATCAAAATATATTACCTTTAAAAAAACATTGGGTTCAGGGTCTTTTGGAGAGGTATCTTTAGGTAGTTTGATACATAAGGTAAGTAATACTAATGTTTACAATCGGTTTGATTTTGCAGTCAAAATGGCAAGACAACTAAAAATTGCAATTTCACCTGAATATCATATTGCAAATTTGATGAATAGATTGGTATTAGACAATAGAGCTCAAAACTTACCTATTATGATGGATTCATATACTTGTGATAGATGTTCTTTCGGAGCAAAAACAATCACGACTAAGAGTGCTAAATGTATATTTTCTGTAAGTGAAATAGCAACAGGTGGAGATATGGTTGAATGGCTTTCTTCAAATCCAACTGAAGAGGCCCTTGATTCTGCCTTGTTTCAAATTATGGCTGGCATACATGCTTTACAACACTATTATTCGATAGTCAATACTGATATCAAGGCTCAAAATATACTCATTTACAATGTCAATCCAGGAGGATATTGGAAATACACAATATATGGCATGGACTTTTATGTTCCTAATGTCGGTAAACTGTTTATAGTTAATGATTTTGGAATAGCAAAAATATATTCACCACAGTTTAAATATTCAAATGAACTTAAAAAAAATGATTTAACGTCTTTAGGTGATAGGACATTCCTGATAAATAATAATAGATTTGATGCATTGAAGAATCCTTTTGTAAAGGCTGCAAAAATTCAAAAGTATGATTCAACTGTAGTTAGATGGGATGATGGTTCTACAATCAATATAAATAGAGTATTATTTAACCCTCATATAAACAAAATCATTTATAATCCAATATTAACAAACGAACAAAAGGACTTGATTGGTTTTGATTCTACTGATTTGAGATTCTATGATTCTCAATTGGCTCCGCCTTTAGAATTTATGGTTGATACACAGGATGTTTTAAGGCTATTTATTAGTGGGAAACGAATGTACCAGACATCTGAACACGTACGATATAAATTGAACCAACAGTTTATCAATCGAGTGAAAAGGTATAATTTAAATAGTGGTGCAAATACAAGTTATCATACATTCTTAATGACAAATGTAGTTCAATCGACAGACTTATCTAAGATGCTATCAGGATATTTCCTGATTGATTACTTTACCAAACAAGTCAACTATACAGTTCAAAAGAGTAAGGACGAGATTATTAGTCATATTAGAACGAGTTAGAAGCAATTGAAATCTAAATTGAAAATAGCAATATTTATATTTTTAAATACAAATATGGCAAATAATAATATGACAAATGAAATTAGAATTCAAAGTTTAAATTGGGATGTTGGTATTCATACTTCTTTTGAAAAGAAGATTTCCAATACACTACGAATAGCGATAGAAATGGGAACCTATTCAACCCAGTTCTTTATGGGTAGTCCAAAGAGTTATAATCGACAGAGAATATCTGATGATGATATAGAAGAAAGCAATCGAATGATAGATAGATTTCCTATGAATATCTTTACTCATTTCCCCTATATAGCAAATCTTAACGGTTCCGTTTCATCTTTAGCTTGGAATGGTGATTCTAAAATTGATGCTACAACCACTTTGATGTTAAATGAACTACAGTATGAATTATCTACCATTTCGAGATTGAATTCAATGACAAGTGGTGTCGTTATACATCCTGGTTGTTATCCGGACAGAGTAGTCGGATTAAACACTATCGCAAAAACGATAAATAAGATTGAGTTCAAGGGAAAAACAAAGTTGCTTTTAGAAAATTGTGCTGGTGAAGGTAGAAAGTTATGTAAAAACTTTTCAGAATTCAAAGTGATTTACAATTCGATTTATAAAGAAAAGTTGAATAATGTCGGTTTTTGTGTTGATACAGCTCATATATGGGGAGAAGGTCTTTATGACCTTAGAAGCATTGATGAAATAAAAAGAATGTTTATTGAGTTTGACAATGAGATTGGAATGAAGAATTTAACACTGATTCATTTAAATGATAGTGAAGTACCATTTGGTTCAAAAAAAGATAGACATTCAGTATTGGGAACTGGATATATATGGGGTTCAGATATATCTTCTCTAGTCTACTTATTGAATTATTGTAAGGAAAACAGTATTCCTATGATACTGGAAACCAATTGTATGAGTATGAATGTATTACAACAGATTCAATGCGAATAAAGAATAATTATATTTTATATTGTTAATCAATATAAAATTTCACGTAATATTTGAACGGTGTTTCTCTTTAGAAAAATACATTTATTCCGAAGTTGATGATAATGAATAAGTTGACGAAGATACAATAGTTAAACATGAATTCTTTTGTCGACCTAATTTCAGTTATCTCTGCTGGTGTTATATATGAATTATTTTTAACCAAACTTCCAATAATAGTGACCATAACGATTACAAGAAGGAATGCAGTCTCATTATATAGATAATCTTTCTTCTCCTTTTTCATCGCGGTTAAAATGAAAATGCTTATACCTGTCATAAATGACATACTTAGGATACCTTGATTGATGTTTTCAAACTTTGATTTTTCAATCTCAAAAGTACCGTTCTCATCATATATGCTGAAATAGTATGATATATAACTCATCAATATGGTAAAAAATAATAAAGATTTAACGAAAGCTAGCTTCTCATTTGTTCTGTTACAATAGTAGATAATACTGGTTATTACAACAGTAAAAATCAATCCAACAACATAAAGTGGTTTCCCACTTGTATCGTTATAATGATTGTATGTATAATCTTTCGTAATATTTTTAATTGTATATCCTGATGACAATGTCCCTTTATTTCCTAAACCATCATCATATTGCATAACGATTGATTTTCTTTCTACTATCTTGTCGAATACAGGGTCATACCAATAAAACCTGAATATCGAGAATGGAGTTTCCCCTGCAAGAAAGAATTTTTTAATCAATTGAGAATCAGTCTCAACATGATTAGAAATGAATCTTTGGTTATTAAAATTTATCATATCTTTCCAAGTATGGTCAACGTAGCTATCTTCAGGATATACTTTCAATTGGAAATTCTCATTTGCTGTATTGGGAATATAACGCCATATTTGCATCCAATACTTCATTGAATCATCAGTAGGATGCCTGATGAAGGGGTCTTTAAGATTACGCTTAATCCAATCTTCATAATTTAATTTGTTGGGGTCGTTAATTGTAGTAGGTGTTTTTAATAGATTTAGTTTGGCCAATAGTTCTTCCTTGATGAGTTTTTCTATCGAATCGGCATTTTGTACGTTGAAAGCGAGTCTTTCATCCATTTTTATATTGACTCCGCGTTTCTGTCTAACGTAGAAAATTACATTCTGAATAATTGTAAATATGATGATATAAGCGACTAAGTAAGACTTCAATTTGTCCATTTATTATACTTTAACCAATAATAATTTAAAAGAAAAGTTTTAAATGGAAAATGAGTATTTCAAATTTAAGAAAAATTACAAACGGTAAATCAGTATTTTATAACTCGCCTTTTTCAAACACTAACGAATTGGTAAGAACTGGTATTGATATGGAGAATAGCTTTTATCATTCGTTGCTACTAGCTTATGCTCAAGACTACTCTACTAGTTCAGTAGATGAAAAAAATGATATGGTACAACGGTTCATTGAGAGCATAACTAAAAAGGTACCAGAAGACGATTGGGAGCAACTCAACTCTCAATATAAACTTATTTCTTATAGTTCTGAAATTATGTTATCGCTTGCATCTTTTTACGAATATATAGAAACAAAGAAAAAACCCGAACTGGAAGCAATTCAAAATGTTATGAATAAACTTCGTATTGATTCTAATTTTGAATTATATGAAGCTATTTTTGAATTGCTTTCTTTCTCAAATTTTAAGGACGCGTTAAGGATGACTAACAGGGACTCAGCAAACGAATCTTTAGAAGATTATCGTAAGATTTTCATCTCTAATATTATTAATATCCTCAATAATTCAAGAGAGTTTAAGGCTATTGATATCGAAAAGAAAAAGTATATCATCAATATTGTTAACAACTTTTTGGTTACATTTTTTAAAGAGTTTGAAAAACAGTTATTTCAACAGTTCAAAACTAGATTGGTTGTTGTAGAATCGAAAGTAAATCCTTTTTTATTATCCGTAATATCTAGAAGATTCAAACGGGATATTTATCTTATTGATGGGACAAATAAACTACCTTATTCGGTAGAACAAATGGACGATAGAGGACGGAAAAGCATTCTATTATTAAGACTTGAAAATTCATTTGAATTAATAGGTAAAATTTTACCTAATAAAGAGATTGGATATGAGTTTGAATCTGATAATACAATTATAAAGAAGTTAAATATGTTTTTTCTTCATCCAGAAGGTGTAAGAAATAAGTATCCTGAACTTTCTCAATTTCTTTCTAATTCTGTTACTGCAAAATCACCTCGTAACTTATATTCATCAGATTCTGATGAAGAGGAAGACCAGAAAGCAAAAGTAAAGCATCGTAGAGAGTCTAGAAGTGAGCCTAGAAGTGAGCCTAGAAGTGAGCCTAGAAGTGAGCCTAGAAGTGAGCCTAGAAGTGAGCCTAGAAGTGAGCCTAGAAGTGAGCCTAGAAGTGAGCCTAGAAGTGAGCCTAGAAGCGAGAGTAGAAGTGAGCCTAGAAGTGAGCCTAGAAGCGAGAGTAGAAGTGAGCCTAGAAACGAGAGTAGAAGTGAGCCTAGAAACGAACATAGAAGTGAGCCTAGAAGTGAACCTAGATATTCTCAACCATTTTCGTTTAGTCAACATATCGAAAGACATAAAGATCCCTTTCAATTAGAAAGTAAAAATACAAGTAAGCCAAATGTTGATTCAAGAAGAGTAGAAAATCAGTCACAATCAAGAATGAATTTGAAAGAACTTATATATCAAAGCAGTTCAGAAGAGTCTGATTAGTTTCATTAATATAATTCAAAAATTATATTAATAAATGAGTGTAAAACCATATTATTCAACAAATGAACAATCATTCTTGTATGAAGATCCACCTGAATTCGTATATTATACAGATAATTCAAATTTTAGTTCAGAAAAAGATAGTATCGAATCATCATATACAACAGATATTATTATGAATGAAAAGGATACCATTGACTGCTATTGTATAATTCTATAATTGAGTTTCATTTTGAATTGTATTTTTATAAAATTGTACGGCAACTGGATGGGCAAATATCTTATCGTAATCAATAGCAATGATGCTTAAACCTTCTAATTTCTTTACTCTTGAAAGGGCTACATAAGCTTGTCCATAATCAAAAATATCAGTCAAATCAATTTCGACATAATCAAGACTGCTACCTTGACTCTTGTGAATAGTTGTTGCATAAGCAATCTTAAGAGGAATCTGTGTTAATCTCAAACATATATCATCACCGTCTTCAATATCCCAAATGAAATGAGAAATTGGTAGTTCAATACCGTTCAAAAATTTAACTATTGGAATATCATTTATAAAATCTACTACAATTCCTCTGCTACCGTTACACAGTCCGATTTGTAAGTCAAGATTAATGAGAAGCATCACTTGAGCGCCTATGCATAGTTGTAGATTTTCAGGCGCATTGCAATTCTTTTTTATCTTGTTAATAAAGTCTGTTGATACAATATCATTCATCTGTTTAATTTCCATAGTGTATTCATAAAATTCTCGTTCGTCTTTAGCTAGTCTATCTAGTTCCATATCATTTAGTTCGTCTACTTCAAAGTTCCTTGCATATAGTTTTGTTGGTTTAATGTCGAACTCGTTATTTAATACAGCTCCAATCCTAGGAGATAGTGTACGAATGACTTCTTCGTTAACAACACCAAAACGAAGGTAATTTAGGCAATTTTGAAACTCGCTATCAGATTGTCTTATGATTTCTGTAAAGATGTAAGTATCATGTATGCATTGACTCCAACTTGTTGCTTCAAAGCAGAACTTATCGGTGCCGACACAAGGTAATTGTAGAAAATCTCCTGATAAAATGAGTTGGATTCCTCCAAATGGTTTTGAATTTCCTCTAATCATTTTTGCTAGGCTTTCTAGTTTATCGAATAGAACAGGGTCAAGCATTGATATCTCGTCTATAATCAGACAACACAAGTCTCTCCATCTTTTTGTCCAGTTTTTGTTTGATGTTATTTTCTTATAAAGTCTTGATAGGTTCTCTTTTCCTAATCCTATTTTCAAGTAGGAATGCAATGTAGTTCCACCAACTAACAGAGCTGAAGTTCCTGTTGTAGAAGTGACAGCAATTTTCCTCTTGAAATTATATTCTTTAACATATGACTTAATAACTGATGTTTTTCCAGTTCCCGCTGAACCTGTTAGAAATACATTTTTGCCGTTTCTAATTGAATTGTAAGCTTTCAATTGCATATCTGTAAATTTCATTGTTTTATCAGGTCGATTTGATGCTTTACTTTCTGATTTGTTATCAGATTTATAATTATCCATATTAAAATTATATTGTTCAAAATTCATTATTTATAATTTTCATATAATGCTTTAATTAAATTCATTTTATTTTATATTGATAATCAATATAAAATATCATATTCAATATCTTAAAGATGTAACTTTAGCTTTTCCCATAAACATCATCTTAACTTCTTCTAACGTGGGTTCTGGTTTATTGTATCTTCTATTGACATAATTATGAAACTCCCAAAAGAATACGAATAGTTTCTCCCTTCCTGATACTATATCATCAAATTCATCATCTTTGCTCTCGATATAAGTTTGAGCATGACTTGAACATTTTTCGCATGGAAGCATTATTGGTATACCCTTAATAAATCCCTTCATTTTTTCAGCTTGAATAGGTGAAGCTTCAACTGGATATTTTGAAGCACCATTATGTAATGTAAACCAGAACGCGGGTCCAAAAACATCAGGAGCCGATGTACTTTCGTGCTCTTTTTCTTCATATATTAGTTTGAGTTCTTGTGTCTTTTTTAAATATTCTTGTTTAGATTGTAATCGAGTTTGAAGTTGAATAGAATAGTTTGGTTTCCTTTCTTTTTGTTGATTTTTGCTTTCGGTATAATACTCTCTAATTGTTTTGTAATTAGCCATTTATTATAGATTAATATTTATTAATATTGTTTTCAATTATATTAATTACAATTGAAAACGAAACTACTCTTCTGTCTTTTTTTCTATTACTCCTTTTTCATCGTCATCATCTTCTTCTTCCATAATAATAATCTCACGAATGAAGCATTTTTTCAGGTATTCATAGTTAATCCTCAATTCAATACTATTCAAAAAGTTCTTGAGAACGTTAAAATCAGGTTCACCGCAATACTGAACATCACACTTTATATCATTAGAATTAAAATCTGTAAATAACTCTCGTACTCGTTTATAGTTCAAAATAGAAGTGTCATGTTGTGTATTCATCTCTATTTCCTCCAAGCTTCCTAATGCCTTGATTAACTTAAAAGATGAAACAGAACCAACACCCTGAATATTGTTATTATAGTCAGTTCCACATAGTATACAGAAATCCAAGAATTGTTCACTTGATAACTCCAAATTTTCTAATAATGAGTTATAATCAACTCGAACACAAGTTGAATTACTAATATCTATTTTAGATAAGAAAAAAGGAGTTCCATATGCTAGTGTATCTGTGTCCTCTGATAATACAGCATCAACCTCTTTATCAATACAAAGTTTAGAACACATCTTTTCAGCTTCATTTGAAGCTATATAATAAGGAACTTGTAATATATCGAATAAGTCTCTTGTTAGTTCGTAATCATTAGAATTAATACTGATAATTTGACTCTTTTTTACTTTTAATTTTTCTCGTACAGCTTTTATATTGATTTCCTGAGGTTGATTTTTTAACAATCTCTTATTGTTTAAAGATGTTACCTTCAAATTGAACTCGATTAGAATATCATTAGCAACACCAGTCCTAGTGTATTGGACTATAGATTCCTCTATATCCTTAATCTGTTGTATCATATTCATCTTAACATTTCTTCTCTTCTCTTGTTCCTTTTGTTTTTCAATTGGAGCTTGACCATCGTAAATAAAGACACAATGAACCTCATTTTTACGAAGACAAGCTACAAGATTAATAAACGATATCAACCAAGAATCTCCACATACAGCCTTGAACTTATGCATATATAGAGATACGTCAATCGCAACCTTTTTAAAGGCATATTCAGATAAATGAATTACTTCAAAAGACTCTGGTGCTTTAGTCTTTAAGAAACTTAAAAAATTAGACTTGATTCCCATTTACTTTTACTTTTTATAAAACTGAATTTTCATTTTCATTTGAACTGCTTTAGACCATAAATTATATATGTATATTTACGTATCAAATTAAACTGGAAATAGGAAATTATATAAATAAATTGAACTGATTTAAATTTAAATTTCAATAAATAAATGAACGAATATTTTGTTTGGAATAATTATTATATACACAAGAGAATATTAGGTTCAGGTTCTTGTTCAAAAGTATATTACGGGATACATAAAATTAGGAATCAAGAGGTTGCTATCAAGAAAATAGCATTCGACGAACTTCCTGATTCAATGAAATCAAGGACAATTAAAGAAATCAATATTCTTCAGTCTATAAATCACCACAACATAATGAAATTATATGATTATAAGTTCGATAAAAACAAACTATTCCTAATAACTGAATATTGTAACGGAGGTAGCCTGAGTGAATGGTTAAAACGAGAAAGTAAAAATCAGACTGAAATTCTAAGTGTAATCAAACAAATACTAGAAGGATTTCAATACCTAAAAGATAACAAGATTATACATCGAGATATTAAACCACAAAACATTCTTATACAGGAACCACTTACTGTTAAGATTTGTGACTTTGGATTTTCTCAAACTTTCAAAGAACAAATCAATATGTTTAAGACTGTATGCGGAACTCCTTTATATATGTCTCCCGAAATCCTACATATGCAATCCTATACATTCAAATCTGAAATATGGTCTCTTGGTATATTATTCTATAACATCTTTTTTGATACTCATCCTTATGGACAACTTGAAAGTATGACTGATTATAGGGCTAAAATAGCAATAGAACCTTTAGTTCCTAATGTTACTATATTTGACCAAGAACTAAATACAGTATTTACAAAACTTATAAAATCAATGCTTTCCATTGAACCCGAAAGACGTCCTGAGATAAGTGATATTATTATCGCAATTAGGATAGCTGAAGAAGGAAGACACAATCATTTTGAGTTCGACGAGGATTACTTGAAGATTGATATTATCAATGAATATGACAAGAAAAGTATAGTATTAGAAAATATACGATTTGATAATTCTCCCCCATCTAACACTTTCTTAAATTCTCCTTTTCAAGGATACGAATCAAAAACAGAAAATAATATTGAGATATTTAGATTGGATAACAATTTAGAAAAAGGAATATTTGAGAATTACTTTAGTCCGGAAACAAGTTTAAAACCATTAAATCCACCACAATCACCTCCTTTCAATATGCCTTCACCTTCACAACTATTTGAACCTCTCAAGACCATTTTCAGTATGATGTCGAACTCGATTTCTAAATTTTAGATATTAAATCTTTTATTTAATATCTACAGCTATTTTCACTCTGTAACTTTATTTTTAGGACTTCTTTTCCTTCAAAACTTTCATCATCGCATATATTCATATTACAATCTAAATTACAACTGCTAATAAAAAGTTTAGATATAAGTTTAATACCAAATCACAATATTTGTTTTCAAGCGAATCAGAAGATATGAAGGAAGTCGAAGAGAATCTTCTGATAATTCAAAAATAATTAAATTCAAGTTTGAATTTAAAATGATAATCACATTAGACATCCTTTGCGTTAGGAACACAAGCACAGTTACAAGAACCATCAGTATAACTACCTCCTGGGCAAGCAGAACCACAACCCCAGTTATTAGGATTACCTTTTGTTCTATCATAATATCCTGGTGGGCAAAAACCTTTAGTATATCCTGGTGGAGGAATATCTCTATTTCTCTCTGGTGCCTTTGTTGTTGGACTGCTTGTTGGTGCCTTTGTTGTTGGACTGCTTGTTGGTGCATTTGTTGGTGCCTTTGTTGTTGGACTGCTTGTTGGTGCATTTGTTGGAACATTATTGGATATATCATCTGTTCCAGGAGAAGATGCCGAACTAGAAGATGTCGAACTAGAACCTTTTGTAGCAAATACAATAATTACAATTATTGCAATAACAACAACACCGCCACCTACTATTAAAATCTTTCTATCAATCATTTATATTATATAAAATATTTATTTTTTGTAAATAATTACAAGCCTTTTGGAAAGCATCTTTAGAATATCCAGGAGAACTCTTGTAATTGGATACTTTCATAGTTGAAGGGTTAGTCGTATACTGTTTTATTATTAGGTAAGCTAGCAATCTTGGTTATTTAATATATTCAGAAATATATGTCTTTTCTGATATTTTATTAATCTCTTTGAACTGGGTTATCGTTTGTTTACAATACTTATTTTTCATAAGATAATGATTCAATATAAATCACACTATATGTTTTTAATATATCTATTCTACCTGATTTCATCTTCTGATAGTTCGTTTATATCTCATATCATTTCTTATTAGAAGACATAATTAACCTTCTAGATAAGACCAAATTCTGTTGTAAAATAATCTATAAACCAAATAAGTATCTAAATTGTTGATTCATTTACAGTCTAGATTTATGTAATATTATGAAACATAATATGACATTATAATTTATTATCCGGAACAACTCAAACAAGGTTCTGGTTCTTGCTTTGACTCGTTATCTGTATTAGCTTTAATCATGTTGGGGTCTATAGTAAACTTAATTGCTCCGGTTGATGGTTTTGACCTGAGATAATACATTCCTGTCTTGAGTCCATTTTTCCATCCATAGAAATGACTAGAAGTTAATCTCTGATAATCAGGCTCTCCCATAAAAATATTAAGAGATTGAGTTTGGTCTACAAATGGTCCTCGTGCAATTGAACCTTTTAATGACCATATCTGCTTTATTTCCCACATTGTTTTATATATAGTTCGAACTTCTGATGGAATATCATCTATATTTTGGATTGAACCATCATGTGCAATAATCAAATTCTTCATATTATCATTCCATAATCCAACTGAAATTAAGTCTTTTACTAGATATTTATTTACAAGCACAAAATCTCCTGCTTGTGTCTTTCTAGTATAGATATTGTTGGTAAAAAATTCAAAGCATTCATTATTTCCTAATATCTGACTTGTTGATGCTGTAGGCATTAATGCTGTAAGGAGACTATTTCGTGTTCCAAATCTTACTACTTTTTCTCTAAGTTCTTGCCATTTAGAAGGATACATCAATTCACTCTCTCTTTTTTCCCATAAATCAAACTGAAACTTACCTTCAGAGAAAGGAGACCCGTCAAACGACGAATAGCTTCCAATTGTGGTTAAATTTGAATCTCTATCCAACTCATATTTACAAGGTTTCAATTGATGATACAATTCATTAATAGAAGAATCTGTAATCACTAACGATTCATCATAAAATTCTGGATGTGGTTCATTACTTTCTCTAAACCATTCAATCAAAGTTTTCATTCCTTGTGTTCGACCCATAGCTAAATCGTTAGAAGCTGTTACTGATGCAAGATAAATGGTTTCCATCATCTTGGAATTAAACGATACTGCTTCATCTGAATCATATGCAATTTTCATTAGAACCAATGCATCAGCTAAGCCTTGGATACCCAATCCAATAGGTCGATGTCTCATATTTGAGACACGAGTCTGTGGAACAGGATAATAATTAACATCAATCACCTGATTCAAGTTTATGGTCGCTAAATAAGCAATATCATATAACTTCTCATAATTAAACTGACCACCAGTTTGTTTATATAAGTCACTCCATCCTCCAATATGAACCAATTCTTCTGTCTCCTTTCTTGTAAATATTTGAGGGAAGGTAACTTTTTGAGTATGTAGAATCTCCTTTAATTTTGACAGGGAATCATTACTAAATTCAACTTCTGTATAATGTACATTATTGCTATCCAAATAACTCTTTGCATATCTACAATATTTACAGTTTGGTTTTGAATAGACAATCCATTCTCTCGTCATATCGAAATCAAAAGGTATAATGAATGATTTCAAAGCAATCGAAGCAAGATTGCAAACTGCATATTCTTTATGGTCTGAATATTGAACAATTTCATTACATAAATTTGATGATTTAATTGTTCCTATATTTTTCTGATTTGATTTTTTATTAACAGCATCTTTATAACTGATATACGGCATTCCTGTTTCAATCTGAGAATCAAGAATAGCAAGCCATAATTTTCGTGCTTTTACTTTAGTCTTAAATTTCCCTTCGTTTACATATTGCCAATAGAGGATTTCATAATTACTACCAAAAGCAT